GTACAATCTGCATAAACTAAACATTTATTAAAATGCCTAGTCTGCCCATGGTAGAAGTAACTCCCTATACAGAAAATGATCCTGTATATGTGAAAATCTTAAGTATCATTCAAGTTATTCTAGAAGCTTTCGAGCTGCACGGCTTTGAGCCCAAACAATTAAATCTACAAAGAACAATCGACCACTGGCTGGCGTTAGCGAAGTCTTTCAACGGAAATACCATAAAGTTAGCAAAGTATAAACTAGCTGCCTTTAAGGCTTCCTGGAGAAAACAAACACTACCGCCTAAACCATTTGATATGGAGGATCATCCTCATATATTAATTGGTGGGTTCGCCTATCGTTGGCTGCATCAGTATATGGAAGATAAAGATAATAGAGAATCTCTGTTATCAACTATCAGCCATTCCAAGATGGCAATGCCAAGACCAGACACGAAAGAGGTTGAGGCTGGTATGCTAGACACTTTTGTCAAATTAACGACAGAGCGTAAAGAACCGGCCCCAACTGAACTAGTCACCCGGTGGTCCGACCTCGTAGATGTTCACCCAGAGGTAGAAACTACAGTCAACAAGACTACAGTTCAACTACAACTGAGGAGAACAGTAAGAGAAATATTCAAGAACCAAGATAGAAATACTAGAAAGGTAAATGAATATATCCCATACACCTACGAGGATCGAACAACACCGTTCTTCCCATCAACATCTGCCAACTACATCAATAATAGAATCAATGCAGGTGCGATCGGGTCAATAATGGAAAGCAAAGAACTACTAGATAACCTCAGGGTCCCAGGAGGGTTCCTAAGGGTAAAACTTGAACAACACATAGAGGAAGAAGAGGAAAATAAACAATCTGGTGAGAATTCTAACGTAGTTGTTGAAGAAGACGATTTTGAAATTGCATTTGACATGTTGTGGCATCGCTTACTTAATAAGGCCTTAACTGAAGATAATTCAGTAGCCCTAGTAGGTTTAGCAGAAGCAAACAAAGTCAGAACAATATCAACACATCAGCCTTTTCGACAAACTACACTTCGTTCTTTATGGAAATTTATGCATAATGTCATGCGAAATCTGAAGACCTTTAAACTAATAGGCACCGTTATAACTGAGGAAGAAATTCTCAACGCCCTGGGTAAAAACCTAGCTGACGATGAAGAATTCTTATCCGGAGATTATAGCGATGCGACCAATGAAATATTTTCATGGGTTTCTGAGACTATCATGGATGAACTCCAAATAGTACTCAAACTATCAGATGAAGAGACAAGAATTGCCAAAGAGGCACTCACAGGACATATGATATTAAATCCAAAGACAAAGAAGAACTCAAAAACAAAGGAACTAAAGGAACAAAGGAATGGACAACTAATGGGTAGCATAATGTCGTTCTTAATACTGTGCATAGCGAATGCATCAGGTACGAGATGGAGTATAGAAGTGGCGGAAAACCGCCCAAAGCTTCTAAACGACTGTAACATGACCATAAATGGTGACGATGTTGCAGCCAAATCGAAAAGAACGCTATATGGCTATTGGTCTAAAATTCTCTCACATTATGGACTTACTGAATCACTAGGGAAGACGTTTCATTCACCCGACTTTGTCGAGATGAATTCAACAAGCTTCCTTTATGATTCTCAGTCCACAAGGGAAATAGAGCTTACTGAAGGCTCTAAGAAATTTAAACGAATACAGCCATATAAGCTAGTGAAGTATGTTAACCAGGGTTTAATACGAGGTGCCAAGAGGAGCGAAGCGCTCACTAACCTTGGTGACCAAGATAATCCACTGGAAAATATATCAGCACGAGCTAGATACCTACTAGAAGTCTGTCCAGAACACCTTAAAACCAGAGTATACCAAATGTTTATAAACTTTAATAGGGAATTATTAGATAAGACTCATGTACCATGGTTCTTACCTCTTTGGCTAGGAGGATTGGAGTTACCGATAACAGAAGAACATAAACCAAGTGACAAAGACTTACGTCTTGCACATCTGGTTCTGATCAACTGGAAAAAGGAACATCCAATACAGATAGCCCAGCGCATGCCTTGGAAAACAAGGACAGTAGCTCAGAGGAAATTACCAAAACCATACAACGTCGGTGAAAAGGGACCAGCAACAGAGTTTTATAACTCTGTTGTGGGAAGGGAATGTATTAATTTACTATTCGATTCCAACATCCCCTTGGACCAACTATACGAAACCATTGAGAAAGACTCCAAAGTGGCGACAGTATTTAAATTTAATTCTAAATTCTATCGACCAAGGGGCAAGCAATTGCCACCCCCACTAACCTTGGAGCAAATCAAAACGATTCGTAAGTATGAAGCGTACAATTTGTCTATACCTAAAAACCAGTATACCATTGAAAACCGCATTAAAATGCAAAAAGCTGAAGCAGGCCT